TAGTCTTGTTCCTGTCCCTGTCCGACGTCCACACAGATGACGTAGATATGCCCCGGATCCGTATCGGTTCGGTACACGGGCTTTCGGTAGATACGAAGTCCATTACCTTTTTCGTCAATCCGGGTTTCAATAGGATTCTTGTAGGATAACTGCGCGAGCTTCCATGGCGCCACCAATGTATTGGCAGATCCCATAAAGTCGCATTCGAATTCCTGCTGGAACTTCTGTTCCGAACCCATCTGACGTCGAGTCGCGGTCGCCCAGGCATCATCACGCCCCGGCACGTCACGCCACGTATATCCAATCGCGACGTAATCGTTGAGTCCTTCGACCGCCTCATTCCAAATCTTGTAGAACAGGTTGTACCCATTGGGGGTCGACACGATAAAGAGCTTCGTCGTCTTACCAGAGGTGATCGTCGGGAACACCGACGTGATAAAGTCGAGCGCAATGTTCTCAGGAACGAACGCAAATTCGTCAAGGAACAGAATGTTGAATGTGTCTCCACGGATCGCGCTGGCTGACGTCGCCGCTGCACGGATACGGGCATTGTTCGCAAGCTTGATGACCTTCTGGTCCCATTTGACGATCCCCTGCTTCAAAAAGCGGGGGAGCAGTTCGAAGGAGACCTTCCAGCGGTCGAGCAATTGAATGGCCGTTTCTTCCTTGTTGGCCAGAATAGCCACGCTAATGTCCGGATTGAACAAGACATACCACATGAAGTATCCACAGATAACAACGGTCGACTTACCTGTCTGTCGAGCAAGCTTGCAGATGACGAAGCGGTTATCTTTGAATGTCTTGACAATATTCTTCTGGAAGTCCCACATCTTGAACGTGATAATACCTTCGTCTACATGGACGATCTTCACGTATTTTTCAATGAAGTAGATGGGGTCTTTCGAACACTTGATGTATTCGGCTAGTTCGTCGGCCGTGAGTTGAAGCTGTTCCTCGGGTAATGGTAGATTGGGATTACCATTATATCCTGTGGGGTTAAGATTTCGAGGCATCGTCTGTACTCACAACGACCGCGTCAATCGCAGTCTCCGCAGCGGCTTGCTGCTTTTCGATTTGTTTCAATTCTCGCAGCAAATCTGATGCGCGTCCGATAAATACTGCTTTTTCAATGGTAACGGATGAGGGATTCTGTGGCAATAAACTGGCTGGTCCACCAGCGGCAGTTTCAAGTGTTTCCTTTTTCGTTCGATGTAGTTCTACCAATTCGCGATTGGCGGTGACCATAGCTTCAAGCATTTTACCGACCACTTCGTATGCGCGGGGACTGTCGCCCGCCTGCGCAAGCAAAATGGCACTATCCAAGGCGCGTACGGTATTCGTGATCATCTCACGCACACCCTTACGGGCAAATTGGAAATCGTCTTCAAGCTGGGCGGTGGAATTTGCCGGAACGTCCGGCGCAGGAACGAGGTCCGTTCCTGCTGTAGGTGTGTCGATGGTCGCGATGGTTTCGCTCGGGTCGACACCTAAAAGTTTATCAAGGGTTTCCATTAGACAATCTCATCGACGTTGGTGGACGTCCGTGAGTGCTTCACGTCGCCATCCCAATCGGTAATCGTAGTTTGCGAGATGACCTCTCCGGTAACATCCGGAGACTGGTCAGATGGGGTCGCGACGACTTCAATCCGTGCGACACGTCCTGTGGTCAAATATGAGTTAGCGGTGGATTCATCCGCAAGGATACCACTACCATTTTCCAGCAGAATATGGTTTCCTTCTTCTGTGGTGAGATACAGTGGTGGATTTTCGAGATCGTTGAGCGGAGCATTGTAGATGTCCACCATAATCTCTTCGATGCGCGACTGTTTCCGGCGCGGACCATAGAAATTGACTTTCATCGTGAACGCCAACTGCCAGGTAATCGACCGAATCTTCTCGAAATTCCCCTCATAGTCATCCGAATGGGTGACATTCGTGAGCGTGAGGGGAATCTGGTCGACCAGCCCTAGTTCCGGAATGACGTTTAAGGCGAATGTCAGGTCCGGAGTGAAGTATGGGAAAATTTGTTCGACAATCTGAAAGCCGTCCTGCTGTAGCTTGGTGAGGATCGCCAATTCAAATGTCAATGTATACGGGACGCCCACATACATGCGGGCGAGCTTGCGCTGTTCGTCCGTGGGATAATCCAGCGTGTTCAGCGTATTCAATTTTCGGCTGGTATCATAACTGATACTGCTGATTTCATAGGACATCGCCGGGACGACCTGTGATACACCCTGCGAGAGATTCGGGTCCGTCACCAGCCGAGTGTACCAGCGTTCCTTTGGACCATATTGCAACGGCACCGTCATCCGCTGCACTTCCGTTCCGTCCGACAGTTCTCGCGTGAGCACTATTCGATTGAATAGACTCCCGAACGCAAGGACGTAGCGTCGAAATTGGGAATGGCTAAAATGAGTGAACATGGTTAGGTGCGCTTAGGATTCTGGCCGCGAACGACGATGACGGATTCCGCTTCGTCGGAGATAAAGATGTTATCACTGTCGGGAGCCACAGCACTGATACGAACATCGGGTGTGTCTGTGAGAGATGCGGTCGTGCCGCTTGTCGTTCCGGTGATAAGTCCACCGGTGTTGGCAAATGCTCCGGTGATGCTCTGCACGATAAGAGTACCGCTATTCGCAGTAGTTTCTTCGAAGCTTACCACGATGCCTGTGGCAGTCGGGAGATTCACATCTCCCTGATAGACCGTTTCTTCTAGTAGGTATGTAATGTTCGCATCTGGCTGCACAAGGTCCGTCAAATCAAGAGACAAACTGTACGTTTGATTTGAGGCCACAGCATCGATGTCACTATTTCCGGTAACAATACGTTCATGACTGTAGTTCATCAATTCCGTACGTATCTCATAGGTATAAATCTTCCCTAACTGGAAGAGTTGTTCTTTATCTTCTACGAATCGAATCTCAAAGAGATACCGATTCGTTGGCGTCATCTGCAACCAGATGATGTCACCTTCGCGAGGCCGAGCGGGAGCGTCAAATTCATCAACGAGATTTCCCCACCGACGAATAGACACGCTGAAGGTACATTGGTCTTCAATGTGGAGACCAAACTTCGTCATGAATTCTGATTGACCAGAAAACGAGGCGGACGACTTGATGTACATTTCAATCGATAGCGCCGATGCAAACTTCGCCAGTTCATCTTCACCGAACAGCTTATCCAAATCAACATCTTCGCGCACAAGATATGCGGTATCATGTCCGTAGATTTGAATCGCTTCGTCGTTGAGATCCTGAACCAGTGTTTGTTCTGACTCGAATGTGCTATGATTGAAGTAGGGGTTAATGGGCATGTTAGCCTACGAAGAATTCAATAGGAAGCTGATACGTCGTCTTCAACTCTTCTTCAAGGTCTTTGACTTCCTGATTCGCTTCAGACAGCATACGGGGTCCATCGAGCGTGACACCGCCCGGGAGCGCAATGCCGCCAAACTTACTGAGATTCATTCCCCACTGACGCTTGAGAAGTGCGATAGAATACCGTTGCAACCAGCGGTCCGACCAAATATCGGTATACGTATCTTCGTTGATCGTACGATAGACTTCGAAGATCACCCACTTACCGGGACGGATGTTTCCGATGTAACTCATGTCCAAGTAAATGCGATTCATGTGACGCTGGAAACGCATCAACGGCTTCCCGCGCAAAGTCTCCGAGACCAATGCTTGATACTGACGTCCCATGACATAGGGAATCAAGCTATTGTTCGTGAAGTTCGTCATGATCGACATGTTGAACTGGTTCTGCGGATCGAATAGGATGTCTGCGGTTCCCGCTTGAATGTATGGCGGAAACACTCGCACGACCGAAATGATATCATCCGAGATATCAATGTAATGCGTATCCATGTCGCCCGGCACGACGGAGTTGAATGTGAGATTCGAGGTCGCAATCGTACCGACTGCGCCAGAATTGCGGCCAGTGACGATATCCCCATCCTCAAATGCCAACCCAGGATCGGAGGTAAAAAAGCTGATCGTATTCGCGTCGAGTTGTTCGACCACGTAGCCTTGTGCGCCCGACGTGTTGCCGACAATCAATTCGTTGTTCTGGAATGTACCCGTAATCGCTGGACTGAATACCATGGTGCTCGCGGTAATCTGATGCTTGAGGTAATCCTTGAGCACCGCATCCATGTGGTATTCGCGATAGAGATACAACGCCTCATCGATACGATCTTCTGCTTGTCCATCATCGACGTTGATCTGAAGCACAGGTTTACCGAGCGCCCGAAGGCAATACTCTTTGAATTCCGCCCGAGAAGCAGGGACACTCATTAGAAGGTTCCTCCCATACTGACGTAATACCGGTTTCCGGAGAGGAAATAGACAACGGCCGGGAACGTCGCCGGCCCAGACTGGACGACACCAAACGTGCCATCTGGAACGCTGCCGCCAGCGGGTACGGCACCCGTATTATTCCACTGGGGTATGACGAACAACGAGGCATTCAGCTTGTTTACAGAGGTATTCGCGAACGTTGCATCTCCACCATTGAGGATGGTGCATCCACGAATCGTGCCCGTAGCAATGCCGGATGTGCCAAGTGCGTAGTTACTAATAATGGTCAGGACGCCCGCGCCGGTGATGTTCTGCGTGGTTACGATGTCCCCTGTTGCCGTGATGGCGCCAGAATTCACGGCCGCCAGCGTGGAGGTGCCGCTCACACTCAACGTCGATGAGAATGCTCCGGACGTCGCAGAGAGTGCAGCGATGGTAGACGCTCCGGAGACTGCAAGAGTCGAACTGAGTGTCGCAGTGCCCGAGACCGATAGCGACGAGAATGTTGCCGCTGTCGCCCCGAGCGCCGCTAATGACGTGGATCCACTGACACCCAGAGATGACAGACTGGTCGCGCCTGCGGTGAGTCCTGCGAGTGAACTAGCTCCCGAAACGGTCAACGCCGCGAGTGTGGCAGACGTGGTGACATTTAAGGTCGCGGTCGAGGACAGTCCGGCAACGGTGAGCGCAGCAATCGATGCACTCGTATCAATGGTGAGGTTATTCGCTTTGAGGTTACGAATGAATGACTGCGCGGTCGTTCCCACAGTGATTGTGTTACCGAAGGACGCATTGAGATTTGATGCGGTCAGCACCAATGCGGAATTTGACAGCGAGGCGTTTGCGGTCGACGTGACATTCCCGCTGAAGGTCGCGGCGCCTTGGACCACAACGTTTTGGAACAACGTGTTCCCACTGACTTGGAATGGAACTGTCGGCGTGCAATCGACACCCACGCGACCATTCGTCTGGTCAATAACGAGCGTGGTTCCAAAATTCGCATTCGCAGAGAAACTGGAATTACCAGTGACGCTGAGTGTGCCACCAATGACTGCATTTCCAGACAAGGTCAACGTGGACCCGTTGAGCACTGGGGAGATGACCCGCCAAACGTGATTGGTGGTCGACCATAACAACGCGACTGAGCAGCCGGGAAGCAGGTCGACCGCTAAATCCCCGATGGTCTTGAATTGATTGTTCGACCCCGACGCGACATTGGCACTAACGAGCGTAACTTTGTAAGGAGTGCCAAGATTCTGCACGTACAGGATACGCGCACCCGTCGTTCCGAGTCCCGTTGGAGCTTGAATACCCGTGAGCACCGTATCGATGCTCGGTGTCAAGTTCAAGACTTGTGCATCATTCAATCCCGTAGGAGCATAGTCGTCATACTGCGGATTGGTAAGATTCGCTGGAGCGAGTACGGAATTTGCGCCCGTGTACGCAACTTGTCGGGCGTAAATCAGTCCATTAGCAGTCACCGTACCACTGATACCCACGGTACTGTTCATGGTCACGGCGCCGTTGACAGACAGCGTACTCGCCGCAGTGATGGCGCCTAAGAATGACGCGACGGCATTAACGGTGATCCCGCTATTAACAACGGTTCCGTTGATGGGCTGAAT